ACGCAAGATAACGCCAAGTGGCAGCGAACTGGCGAGAACTGGCGAGGACTGGCCTGATCAGGTTGGAGTCGGTAGGACTTTGCCCAGATTGGAAACTGTGGTGTCGGGTGTTTCTGTGTACGCACCTTTGGTGGTTGAGTTCGCACGCAAATATATGCAGGTCGAGCTGATGGATTGGCAGGTGCACGCAGCGATGGGATTACTTGAGTCTGATGAGTCTGGTGATCTTGTTAATCGTTCCGGTCTAATCACAGTTGCTAGACAAAACGGCAAGACGGTTTTAGGGCAGGCAATTGTGGGCACTTGGCTGACCAGTATCGCTGCACTTCGTGGCAAGCCTCAGACCGTTATCAGTTCAGCGCATGAGTTACCGCTGGCTAACTTGCAGTACCAGTTTTTGGCCCCAATTCTTGAGCAGTATTTTGACGCTAAACCTAAATGGGGATATGGCCGTATGGAACTGGCAATGCCTGACGGGTCGCGCTGGTTTATTAAGGCCGCAACGCCATCGGCAGGTATGGGCTTGAGCGCTGATCTGATTTGGGTGGACGAAATCTACGCAGTGGACGATGCCGTAATGGCTCACAGTTTGCGCCCAACTATGAAGGCCCGTAACGTGCGCACCGCTGGCGGCTCTCCGATTATGGTTATGACTTCTACTGCTGGCACCGAAGCCAGTACCGCGATGCTTCGATATCGAGAATTAGGTCTGTCACTTATTGGTGAGCAACGTGCCGGTGCTTTTTACTTTGCGGAATGGTCACCACCGCCGGGTGTTGATGTCATGGACACAAGTTGGTGGGGCTGGGCCAACCCAGCGCTCGGACAAACTCTAGAGCTGCAGTCAATGTTGATAGATGCTGACCACCCAGACAGATCATCATTCCTACGCGCCAGCCTTAACCAGTTCGTGAACGCCGATGCCTGCTGGCTACAGCCGGGGCAGTGGGATGCTTGCTTGTCAGATATTCAAGGCCCAGACAATGGCTGGCTTGCTTGCGACTCAAGTCTTGATGGTTCACGCTATGTCGCTGTTCGCGCAGCTGTAGATGATGTTGGGGTAGTGCACGTATCGGTTGAGTTTGTGGTGCAGTCCTTGGCTGAGTGTCAGCAGGCCATGTTGGATGCTTGCGCGGCTCACCCATTGTTGGGGCTGGCCGTAACCCCAGCGCTAGAGCATCATGTGCCTTTGCCTTTAACTAGGCGCACCAAAGTGGTTGGCTACGGCGAACTGTTGCGCTACACCTCACTGGTTAGGGCACAAATTAACGATGCAAAACTTGTGCACCGAGGCGAGCAAAACCTTGCTGAGCACATGAACAGATCAGTGGCAATTATGCAGAGCAACCAGTTAGCGCTTAGCAGTAAGCGTTCCCCTGGGCCTATCGAGTTGGCGCGCTGCACTATTTGGGCTGCCGCTTTAGCGTCACGACCTAAGCAAGCTGGTAAGCCAATGATGGTGGTAGTTAGTCGCTAAAGTATTGACGGTACTGCTCTGGGCGTTGTCGGGATGAGCAGGGCAGTACCACACACACCCGGCAGAAAGTGGCATACTACCGCTATGGGTATTTTCAATAAGCCAGTCACCAAGGCCGCTATCTCAACACCATCAGTGCAGGCCGCTGTCGGGTACGCGCCAACAGGCAACAGCACAAACCCACTGAAAAATCTTTACAACTACCAGTCTGGTTATGCGCGTGATCGCGCTATGACCCTGGCAACGGTGTCTCGATCACGTGACCTTTTGGCTTCTGTTATTGCTTGTATGCCATTAAAAATGTACGGCGAAATGTATAACGATGCCACTGGCGAGATGGAAGAAATCCCACTGGCACCTAGGTCTTGGCTACGCCAGCCAGACCCAGCTGTTACTTACAACCACATCATGGCCTACACCCTTGAGTCGCTTCTGTTCTACGGGCGCGCTATGTGGTATGTAACCGAGCGCACAGTTGATGGCTACCCAACAAAATTCCAACTTTTACCGATGGGCTCAATTCAGACAGCTGATGAAGAGGGGCCCGTTTTCTATCAGCCCTCTAAAGCCATCAGTTTTGCTGGTAACGAACTTGACTATCGCAATGTCATCCAGTTTCTTAGCCCTATCCAAGGCATCATTTACAGCTCAGAGCAGACCATTGCCACAGCGTTAAAGGTAGAACAATCACGCTACAAAAATGCCCAGAGTTCTTTACCGAGTGGCGTATTAAAACAGACTGGCGGCGAACCATTGAGCGCTCAAGAGTTGTCAGAGATTGGCGCGGCGTTTCAAGAGGCTCGACTAACCAGCCAGACCGCAGTGCTTAACGAGTTCCTCAGCTATGAAGCCAGCACTGCTACACCGGACAAGATGCTGATGATTGAGTCAGCCCAATACAGCGCCCTTGATTTGGCACGCCTATGTGGTGTTCCCCCCTACCTTGTAGGCGTTGCCACTGGTGCTTATGCCTACACCAGCTCAGAACAGTCACGCGCTGATCTATACATATTTGGTGTCAAGCCATACGCCGATTGCATTGCCTCAACGTTAAGCATGAACAACGTGCTACCTCGTGGCACCTATGTAAAGTTTGATACAAAGAGCTACTTAGAAGAAAACTATGTAGCCGACAAAATGCCCGACACCGAACCACAAGAAAACACTCAGGAGTCACTCGCATGATGCGCTTTACCAGTTCCACATTCTCAGTTGATGCCGCCACAGAGGACGGCCCTAAGCGCACCATTACTGGCATTGCCTTGCCATACAACACCGAGGCCACAGTCTCAGGTGGGCAGACAGTCAGTTTCCTGCCGGGCTCACTGCCAACAGAGGGGAAAGCACCCAAGCTCTACATGAGCCATGACGCATCGCAGGCTATTGGCCTTGTCACCGAGCGCACAGATGACGATGAGGCCATGTACTTCACAGCCAAAGTCTCAACGACAGCCCTAGGCGATGAGGCACTAATTTTGGCAGCTGATGGCGTACTCGACTCAGTGTCGGTAGGCGTAAACCCCACCAAGTTTTCGTTTAACGAAGATGGGGTCATGATCGTGGAAGCAGCCGATTGGATGGAGTTGTCACTTGTACCACAGCCAGCCTTTGCAGGTGCTACCATCACAGATGTTGCAGCGAGTATCCCCACATCAGAGGATGAAGTAAGCAATAATACAGAAACGGCACCCGATGAGCCTGAAGTTACCGAACCACAGGAGAACCCAGTGTCAGAAACACCAGCCCCAGAAGTCATCGAAGCATCCACAGTTTTTGCCCAGCCAAAACGCAAGTTTGACCTACCAACACCTGGCGAATATCTCGCCGCTATGCACATCGGTGGCACCACCTTTGACAATGTTGCTGCTGCAGCACGTGACTATGTTGCTTCCAAACAATCAGCTTTCCAATTCGCAGCTGGTGACGTTCTTACAACCGATACGCCGGGACTCTTGCCAGTTCCAGTGCTCGGCCCAGTTTTTGCAAACCTTAACCAAGCAATTCGCCCAGTAGTTGCAGCTATCGGTGCTCGCGCCTACCCAGACGGTGGAAGCCAAAAAACTTTTATTCGCCCAACATGGACAACTCACACCAGCGTTGCGACTCAGAGCACAGAGCTCTCAGCAGTGTCAGCAACTACCCCCGTAATTGCCTCAAACGTGGTCAGCAAAACCACCTTGGCTGGGCAGGTCACCTTGTCCCTACAAGACGTCGATTTCACTTCGCCGGGCTCTATGGACATCATCATCAATGACCTCATGGGACAATACATGCAGGCCAGCGACAATCTCGCTGCTGACGGTCTTGTTGCAGGTGCAGCTGCATCAGGCGCTACATGGACAGTTACTGCTAACGATCCGTCAAGCCTTATCTCGGCTATCTACACAAGCGCATACAACATTCTGTTGGCCAGCAACTTCTTGCCTGACCACATCTTTGTTTCACCAAACGTATGGCAGGCTTTGGGTGCACAGCTTGATGTTGATAAGCGCCCAGTGTTCCCATACGTGGGTGCAGCTGGACTTATGGGTGTCAATGGTATGGGCTCTGCTGATATTACTGTTGCTAACACTTTTAACCCATTTGGCTTGAACCTTGTCGCAGATCGCAACTTTGCGGCTGGCACAATGGTTGTAGCTCGTGGCGCTGCGATTGAGTTTTATGAAAGCATCCGCGGATTGCTTACTCGTGACGAACCATCAACATTGGGCAAGGTCATGTCGTATCACGGCTATGCCAGCCTCTTTGTTGCTGATGCAACTCAAGTACAAAAAATCGCACTTGCTTAGTCCGAAAGGCGGCTACCGCCGATGGCTACATACACAGTCACTTTCAAGCAACTGCTAGACAACTATGCAGTGCTACAAACACTGACCGACACTGAAATAGAGGTGGGGCAATCCATCACTGTTGCCACTGTTGGTGCACCCTTTAACGGCACCTTTGTGGTCTATGCCATGCCCAAGTATGAGTACATCGGCATAGACACAGAAGGTGATCTGTTATTTAATAGCAATGTCAGCATCCCTAACCAGGTGCTCTTTGCTTGCACCGGTGATGATGTTGGCCGCATCGCATCGGCTGGCACAATTACCTACACGCAGGACTGCACATGGGTAAGCATTGCGCAAGTGGTGACATATTTGGGCGTAGATATTGTGAACCCAAGTGATGACTACACGCTTGCTACGCAGGCTCGAAACGCTGCTAACGATTTTGCTTATCGGCGCAGGCAGGAGTCTGGCTATTTTGATAGTCTGACCACAAGCCCGGGCCACGATTGCACGCTGGGTACGCTTATGTATGCAGCTGCATTGTGGCGCGCGCGAGGCTCAGTCCAAGACACTTTTGCCACGTTCGATGGTATGGGCTCAGCGCCCGTCAGTGCCATGACACCGATGATTAAACAGCTCTTGGGCATAGACCGCCCACAGGTGGCTTAATGCCTGCCACAGGGCTTCTGAACGAGGCTATGCAAGACCTCAAGGCCACACTGACAGCAGTGACTGGCATCCGTTGTGTTAGTGACCCCACAAAAATTGTGCCTAACTGTGTTTTTCTCGATGCCCCTAGTTTTGAGACAATCGCTGGTGGTGGCAACATTGTGCGCGTCACTATCCCAGTACGTGTTATTGGAAGTGGCACCGCAGCCCAAAATGTGCTGGAAAACATCCTTAGCATCGTGGCCACAGTCCTTGGCTCAAGCGTTGTCATCATGGCAGGCCAGCCGTCATCACTTGAAATAGGCGGCGCTACCTACCCTGCCTATGATCTGCAGATGGCTATGCAGGCACAGAAGCAATGACATACACAACTGCAGTAGTATTATCTGCTAGAACTAACAACAGATACGGAACCCGGCACCGTTTAACACAGGAGCATTAACGTGGCCACTTCGACATATCTCACTAACCCAACCGTCAATCTCGCCCCCACTACTGGTGGTGTAGCCGTTGATTTAACTGACCAGTGCCGCAGCGCGACTATCACACTTGGCGTGGACAGTCTTGAAAGCACAGCCTTTGGCGATACAGGGCATCGTTTTGTGCCAGGTCTACAAACTGTTTCTGTAGAGCTTGAAATGTATCTCAGCTATGGAACTGGTGAGGTCGAGGCCACATTGTTCGCCAATCTGGGCACAGGTACTACACAGTTAGTGATTTCGCCAGCAGGCGTTACAGAAGGCGCGTCAAACCCTGAGTTCACAATCATTAACATGCAGCTTGTGGACTACACCCCCATTACAGGGTCGGTCGGAGAGCTCTCAATGATTACCGCGTCATTTATTGGCGGCACATACGCACGAGACATCATCCCACCACCATAACCAAAGGAACCCGACATGAAATTAACTCTCAAGGTAGACACGGGCGAAGGCCCGTACGAAGTCACCACCAGTCTGTACGTCATTGTGCAATGGGAAAGAAAATACAAGCGCAAGTCCAGCACCATTGGTGAGCAAGGCATAAGCATTGAGGACTTGGCTTTTATGGCTTACGAGTCAAGCAAAGTGGCTGGACTCACAGTGCCAGTGATGCTTGATGACTTCATTAAACGTCTGGTGACTTTGGAAGTGGTGGACAATGATTCGGCAAACCCTACCCAAGCGGAACCTACCGCCATTCCCTAGCAAGTCTCCTAGTAGCCACAGGCTGGTGGCCACCTGCTGTAGAGTTTGACATTGCTGATCTAAACACCACGATTAAGCTGTTAAACGAAAGCCGCAAAGCATGAGCCTAGAAACAAGCGCCGAAATTACAGGCCTGAAACAGGCACTGTCAGAGCTGAGCAAGTTAGATAAGTCAGCGCGCTTTAAGGCTGCCGCCAAGATTAAGGCCAGTAGTCCGGCAATGCTTGAGGAAGGCCGTAAGCAGTTCCCGTCAGAGATTGGCGTGAGCATGATTCGTGGTTGGGGCAACAAAGGCAGGCTGGGCTACAACAAAACTGCTGTAGACAAAGGTGTGCAAATTATGGTGGGTGGGCGCGCTCGATCAGGTGTAACACCATTAGTAACGCTGGTGCAGAAAAGCGCAGCTGGCGCAATGTTTAGCCAAGCAGGCACAAAAAACAACAGCCAATTTTCTAATTTGCTTGCCAGTGTTTTTGGCAGGCCTCAGCGTGGCTTGTGGCGATCACGCGCGTTCATTGCAGAGCAAGGCACAGCTGACATTATGAAAGCCGTGGATGAAGTTATCGCTGACGCTAATCGAGCACTACAAGCAAGGACTTCTGGCTAATGGCTATTTACCTACCAATCGTTACGCAATTTAACCCAAAGGGATTGAAGGAAGCCGAAAAAGGTTTTAAGGATTTAGAAGGCGCGCAAGCCAAAGCGAAGTATGCGCTTGGCAAGGCAAACAAATACGCAGCTGTCGCACTTGGTGGTTTAGTTGCTGGCCTTGGTGATGCTGTTAAGGGCGCGATGGAAGATGAGCAAGCACAGGCCATGTTGGCGCGTCAGCTACAGAAAACCACTGCAGCCACTGATGCACAAATCGCTGGTGTCGAAGCGTTTATAACGGCAGCAGGTAAACAAAAGGGCGTGACCGATGACGATTTGAGGCCGAGTATGGCCGGACTCGTCAGGGCAACTATGGATATCGAGGAAGCCCAAAAGGCTGCCACACTTGCTATGGATGTTGCAGCTGCTAAAGGCATGAGCCTTGAGACTGTGACTAAGGCTATGGAAAAAGCGTATGGCGGCAACATGACTGCCCTAGCAAAACTGTCCCCAGAACTACGCCAGATGATCAAAGACGGCGCAAGCATGGAAGAAGTCATGGCCGAAATGGCTGTCACTTTTGGTGGTGCCGCTACTGATTCCGCTAACACTGCTGCAGGCTCTATGCAGCGTTTAGGCGTTGCACTGGGTGAAGCCA